AACGACATCGAAGCTGGTAAGCATGCTATGTGGGCTTTCATGCATCCTATACTTGATGAGCAACGCAGACTGCGCCTCAACAAAAAGAAGACATGGAACCCACGTATGGTATTCTTGTTAGGCAACCATGAACAACGCATTGAGCGGGCCATCGAAACAGATGCGAAGCTTGAGGGACTGATGAGCTATGCTGACTTTGAGTTAGAAAAGTCTGGCTGGGAAGTTGTACCGTTTCTTCAGCCTATCATCATCGATGGTATTGCTTACTGCCACTACTTCACCAGCGGTGTTATGGGTAGACCAGTGACGTGTGCAAAGCTAATGCTACAGAAAAAGTTCATGTCATGTATCATGGGACATGTACAAGATCGCGACATAGCCTATGCAAGAAAGGCAGATGGTAGTAACATCACCGGGTTGTTTGCTGGTATCTATTACAACCATGATGAGGACTACTTAAACCCTCAAACAAACGGTAGTTGGTCTGGAATCTGGATGCTCAATGAAGTAGACAACGGTTCCTTTGATGAGCTACCAATCAGCATGAACTATTTAAGGAGAAAGTACGGATGAGTATTGATAACGCAACTCCATCAGAATGGGATACAGTAAGAGCGCTGAACAACCTGTCTATCAGAAAACCTAAGAAGGCAGATCCTGTTGAGCAACCTGACCACTACAACAAAGGTGCCATTGAAGCTATCGAAGCTATCAAGGCTTCCATGCCAGCCAATGAGTTCAACGGCTATCTGAAAGGTAACGCATTGAAATATTTGTGGCGTTACGACTACAAAGGTAAACCGATTGAAGACCTACGTAAGTGTCGATGGTACATTGACAGACTTATCGAGGAGTTAAATCAGTGAAACGATTGCTTCTGTTACTTCTCTTGTCTGGATGCGTGACTGAACCTGACACAAGGATCTGTGCTGAATACGGTTCATACACGCTTATAAGAGAAAGGTGCATACCCATGTATGGTTCTTTGTTTTGTTTAGACGAAGAAGTAACGGAAGTATTTTGCAAAAGATATTTTGAAGAGGAAAATTAATGGACGCATATCAACAATATATTCACAAGTCCCGCTACGCACGTTACCTACCAGATGAGCAACGGCGTGAGACTTGGGAAGAAACAATTGACAGATACCTAAACTTCTGGGTTGAGAAGGGTAAGCTTACTCTTGAAGAAGCTAATGGTATCTTTTCAGACATTCACGATCTAGATGTAATGCCTTCAATGCGAGCGTTGATGACAGCAGGTGAGGCCCTTGACCGTGACAACGTAGCTGGCTTTAACTGTAGTTACCTACCTATCGATCACCCTAAAGCGTTTGACGAGATGATGTACGTCCTCATGTGCGGTACAGGCGTAGGTTTCTCTGTTGAACGACAGTATGTATCTAAACTACCAGAAGTTGCGGAGGAATTTCATGACACCGATACCGTTATACACGTCGCCGACTCAAAGATTGGCTGGGCTAAAGCCTACAGAGAACTTATTAGCTTGCTCTATTCGGGTCAGCTTCCAAAGTGGGACGTATCTAGAGTACGACCTGCAGGGGCAGCACTTAAAACCTTCGGCGGTAGAGCATCTGGTCCAGAACCTCTTGTCGATCTCTTTAACTTTACCGTTGAAGTCTTTCGCGAGGCTCATGGACGTAGGCTCTCCTCAATTGAATGCCACGATCTCTGCTGTAAGATTGCACAGATCGTCGTCGTCGGCGGAGTTAGGAGAAGTGCTCTCATCAGTCTGTCTAACCTCACTGACGATAGACTCCGACGATGCAAGTCAGGCCAATGGTGGCAAGACAATCCTCAGCGTGGCCTAGCCAACAACAGTGCATGTTACACAGAGAAGCCAGACTTTGAGGCATTCCTAAATGAGTGGAAAAGTTTATACGAGTCCCGATCAGGAGAGCGAGGTATGTTCTCTAGAGTCGCAAGTCAAAAGCAAGCTGCAAAGAACGAGCGACGAGATGCTACCTATGATTTTGGAACTAATCCATGTAGCGAGATCATCTTACGGCCTTACCAATTCTGCAATCTATCAGAAGTTGTTGTCAGGGCAACCGATACGTTGTCAGACCTTAAACGAAAAGTACGTACTGCGACTATCCTTGGAACTCTACAGGCTACCTTGACAGACTTCCGTTACCTGCGTAAGGTGTGGAAGAACAACACTGAGGAAGAAGCACTACTTGGTGTATCGTTGACGGGCATCATGGATCATCCGACGTTGTCGGGAAGGAGAGACAAAGGTGTACTCAAGACATGGCTTACTGAGTTACGTGAAGAGGCTGTCAGAACGAATAAATCATGGGCTGACCGACTGGCTATTAATACTAGTTGCGCTATCACCGCCGTTAAGCCTAGCGGTACTGTTAGTCAACTGGTGGATTCTGCTAGTGGTATCCATCCACGATACGCACAACAGTACATCAGACGAGTACGAGCAGATGCAAGAGATCCACTGTGTACAGTCCTAGAAGCTTCAGGAGTGCCTGTAGAGGACGATGTAATGTCACCCAGTACCAAGGTATTCTCCTTCCCTATAAAATCGCCTGACGGGGCTGTGACGGCCTCTGAGATGGGTGCTATGGAGCAGTTAGAACTGTGGGAAATTTATCAGGATTTCTGGTGTGAACACAAACCGTCAATGACCTGTTACTACAGGGACGATGAGTTCTTAGAGGTAGGTCAGTGGTTGTATAACAAGTTCGATAAGATCAGTGGTGTGTCGTTCTTGCCGTACAGTGAACACACATACCAACAAGCACCTTATGAACCTATTGATGAGGAAACTTATGAGACGTTGAAGGCAGAGTTCCCAGAGACAATTGATTGGAACATCTCTGAAAACTCTGACAATACTGAAGGGTCACAGACGTTAGCCTGTACTGGTAACAACTGCGAGATCTAGTCTGTAAACAAACGGCCCCTGCCAAGTTGTTCTTGGATAGCAGGGGTCATTCTTACAATCCTATCAATTGTTGCAATACCGGGCGTGTAGGTCTGTGTTGCCCTGAGCAGAGGATCTACTTCTCCTTCAAACAACAGCGATCCCACACCACCAGATACCTTAGCTGCTGCTGTTAAGGGAGCAGGTGTGATGCCAAGAGGCTGGCCTCCGTATTCTTGAGCGCGTATATTAACAGCACCGCTGCTTATGTTAGATGCTAGTTGATTAAAAGATGCGCTAGCAACACCTTCAGGAGTAAACACATCTTCAATGTACTTATCATTAGTAAAGTCTAGAGTTTTTCGAGCATCGTCCCAGATGCCTGCAACAACACCAAATAACGCAGTGTACTTAGCACTATTAAGCATTGCCGCCTTTGCTGCTTCCGCGCCTTCCTTAGTGTTTAAACCTTTATCGTAAACTTTAAGAATGTTCAAACCGACTTCTGTGCGTAAGTTGTTCATCTGCCTATTCATGTACGACAACATGCTATACATAATTCGGAAGTTAGGGTTTTCGTTGTAAGAGCGCGGCATTGTACTTGCACTTACAGGTTGCCATTTGTTTAAAGACGCACCAGCAAAGTTAACTACCCAAGGGTTAGATACTTTACCTTCCTTCAAAGCCTCAACAGTTTTGTTAAACTCCGAATCTGACAAGCCTCGCATACCGGGATGATTTCGTAACTTTTGCATTGACTTTTCATCGCCTTTCTTAGCAAGATTCATGCCTCTTTTAATAGACGAGTTAGTCAGTATTTCTTGGCTCATCCTGTTAACATCACGAACACCTGAATACGTATAAGCAGCCTCACCCACTTTGTCGATAACATTAGAGGCAGCGGCAGGAAGTTTAGCGTATCGTGCTGTTTCAACACCGTCGTCAAAAGTTTTCTTTGCCGCGTTTTGAACTTCACCCATGTAGTTACTCAAACCTATTTGTTTGTTAGATAACCATTTACTGCCTTCTACCGCGCCTAACTCTCTGTTAAACGTAGCCAGTACAGCTTTTGGTAAAGTCTGCATCCAAGCTAAAACACCGTTTTGATAAACAGGAGAGTTAAAGCCTTCAACAAAGTTAAGGATAGCGTTCATTGGATTAGCCAGCAAAGCGGCTGAGATACCTCTTCGAGCAACAGCACCGACAGCATCGCCACCTGTCTTAGCAGATATAAGCACACTACGTAGTCCATCACGCAGGTTGTCAGCTACAGCACTAGGATCTGATATGTCTCCTTGTCTTGCTGCTTGCTTCCGAGCTTCGTCCCTAACTTTTTTGATGACAAACTCTAGTCGAGACATTGGCTTAGTGTTTTCAACAATTAATTTTCGAGCTTCGTCTTCATACTTAGACATATCTAAATTAAAACGACTAGCAACAACACGAGCAGCAGATACATCTTTAGCCATGTTTTTCAGAGCTTGAAGTGGACTATCATAATCAGATACTTTGGTAACTCCTGAAGTACCTGCAATGTTTATTGTAGGCATGTAGTCATCAAACTTGTCATAAGGTACAAAGTCTAAGTCCCTTAAAACTTTTGATTCCGCCTCTAAAATATCTACAGCTTGTTTTTGCGCGTCTGTTTTCGCATAACGCTTAGCCATATCAAATGTGGTTCTATTAGGCTGGTCGATAGTTTTGTTCATTCGTAAGAACAGACTCTTAAATGCTTGGTCGTCTTCAAACAAATCGTCTATAAAAGAAAAGTTATCATCGAACATAACATCAATATCGTGAAGCTCTGATCTGACCATTGTTTCAGAATCTTCTACAAGTCTTGCTGCTCTGATACCTACATTTTTTTCAATAAATTCTTTTTCACCTAACAGTAAATTACCTGCTAACCTACTACCTTCTTTAGGGTTGTCGTGAATACTTACAGGAGCAGTATCGTCATCGACTACGGATGTAGATTTACGAGTATGTGTGTTAGTATCTAAATCGCCAGTACCTGAAGACGCTCTACCACGATTAACAAAACCTTCAGCACCGCCTATATCTACTGGCCTATCTTCTCTTTCAACAACTTTACGCAGAGGCTGCTCTGTTATTTCGTCTGCGCCTTTGGTTAAAAATCGGCCCGCTGCGCCACCTAAAGCACCGCCTAAACCAGCACCAATACCAGCGGCTGCTAAACGATCTTCATCTTCTCCAGCTAAAAAACCATAAACGGCACCTTCAGCAGCACCTAAACCAGCAGCTTGAGCAGTACGTGTAGCTTTACTAGCACCTTTACTAAGTTTTGCAAGACCTGCGCCGGGAATAAACAAAGAACCGACCAAACCAGCACCTGTTAAAGCACCGGACATTAAAGGATTTTCTTCTTCAAAAGCAGCTAGTTCTGCTCTTGATTGTCCTATAGCATCTGCCCAGTTATCGGCTTCGCCTACCAGCAAACGAATAGTAGCATCTAGTTCATCACCCGCACCAATAGCAGATTCGACAAAGTCTACAATGCCTGATCTAACAGCACTGTACTCTTCAGTTGGTTTTTCAGGTTCGCGCTCATACCAAGGAACATATGCAGAATCAGGGACAGACTCATCAGCGCCGTATTCGTACCATTCTTTAGCCATGTTTTACCTTTAAAAGTCAGTAGTTTGAGGTAACTTATATTTATCAACTAAACCAATAATAGTTTTAGGAGGAACGCCTATTCTTTCTAAGCTATTACGTACAGACTGGGGAGTGTTTCCTCTAGCAAGAGCATTAGAAACCATGCCATCGTAATCTTCTGGCCCCTCTACAGGGCGTATTTCAGGAGTCTTTTTTTCTGTTTCTTCTTTTGGAACATCTTCACCACGAAGAGCCGCTAATTGTCGTTGTCTAGACGTTACTTCTCTTCTGTGTTTTTCTTCAAGACGCTCTTGTTCTGCTTTTAATGCTTCACTATAAATGCTTTTTTGTTTGCTTGGAGACAAGTCGTTAAAATCTTTACCTTCGTCTTTAAGGGCCAATCCATCAGCAACTTTTTGTACAGTGTTAGGATTAACATCTGCTACACCGTCAGCCATAAGATCAGCAAGCTCGCTTTCAACAGAAGCAATTTGACGTTGCTCTATAGCTACTTCATTCATAATATATCTAGTAATAAGCTCATTAGCTTCTTCAACTAAGTTAGCAGCTCTTTTTCTAGCCGCTACATTAGTCCAAGTACCGCCTGTTCTATATTGAGTTTGTTCTTTTTCTGCGGCAGAAATTTTTGTTCTTACAAGATCAGCTATTTCTTTAGGAATACCATCTAGTCTTTTTTCAACAGAGCTTAAATCACCTGTAACATCGTAACCACGTTCAGCAGCTTGTCTGTCTCTTTCTTGTTTGTCTAATATGCTATTTTGTTGAATAGTTGAATACTTTTTAACTGCTTCAGCATCGACTCCGGGAACTCCTAACAATCTTTCTGTAAGAACGTCTAAATCTTTTAAGCTTTTAACAGCATAGATTTGTTGAGACGCACGTCTATTAGCAGCTTCTCTTGCATCTAATTCTGCTGCTTTGTTTAATTGTCTAGCTTCTACAATCACATCTTCAAACATACCATCAAACTGAGTAAGGTCTACATTTGGATTAGCCTCTTGTATTTTTTTTAGCTCTTCTTTCATTACGGCTAGAGTTCTTTGTTTTTCTTCTGTAGACACTGCTCCACTTCTTTGTACTGCTAAAGCAGCATTTCTGAGGTTATTGATTTGTTTTTTTGCGCTAATAGATTTTTGTGTTTTGGCTTGTTCACGCACAGACGCACCAACTCTAGCAAGAGACTTTCTAATCTCATCCGCTTGTTCTGGGTTTTGTTGCATTAACGCAGTGTAAGAGCCAACAGCTTCTTTATACATTTCAGGAGTAAGCTCACCAGCCAAAGCACTCTGTTCTAAACCAAACAAACCTTTTTGTAAAGAGGCTGCTTGTCTTTCTTCACGTCTACGACGAGGCATGCTGCCTAGACTTTGAGCGGCAGTAAACAAACCTTCTAAGTAAGCAGGCTGTGTTGCTGCTTGTACAAAACTTCTACCAAATCTAGCCATTGTTAGCTCTCCTAAAAACCAAACAGTTTACGTAACTGATCAAAACCGCCGCCACCGCTAGATCCGCTTCCGCTAAACAATCCAGACAACAAACCAGTGCCTGCCGCACCCATAAGATTAGCTTGTCCTAAACCAGCACCAAGCAAGGCATCAATGCCTGAAGCAGTAGCCTCGCCAAAGAGACCAGTACCGTATAGCTGTGCTTGTTGTTGTTGTGCCGCCGCAGTTTGTCCGGGTGTTAGTGCCTGTAACAACATCTGTTGTGGTAGATAACTAGAGCCTAAGAACTGTCCACCTAACGCAGCTTGCTGTGCTTGCTCAGACTGAGCCTGCTGCATAGCGCCTAACATGGCTCTGTTACGTGCTTCTTCTTGAGCTTTAGATAATGCTAGTTGCTCAGGAGTACCACCAAACTGTGCAGTCTGGACACCTAAACGACCCTGAGCAGCAAGTCTTTCCTCAAGAGCTAAACGTTGACGTTCCTCTTCAGGAGACATTGCAGCCCGCATACGCTCATAAACAGCCTGTTCACGGTCTGCTGTAGGCATAGCTGCTTGCTCAAAGAACTGCCCAGCACCGCCAAACATCTGCTCACGAAACGCTTGTTCTTCTGGAGAGACACCAAGTTGATACGTCATAGCACCTGTAACAGGATCTTGTGTCATACCAAACTGACCGCCAGTAGCAGTAGTAACAGTGTAAGGTCTAAACGCAGCTTGACCTAGCTGAGTCTCAGCCAGTTGTTGACCTAACGTTAAGCCACGTTCTCCAATATCACCCAGCCTTCCATAAGCAGAAGTGAGTAAGCCAAGACCAGCAAGACCTTGACCACCACCGCCTCCTAAGAAATCAAAAAGATTTTCAACATTGAAGCCGGGATCTTGAGGTTGATTTTCATCGGCCATTGTTTTCTCCTAATTAAATCGTTTTACCAACTAGCGCTAATAAGTTAATTTCTTGAAGTGACATTTCAAACCCGTTTATGTCTGCTTCAAGTCCCACAACAACAGTAGCGCCAGATGATGTAGCATTAACGCTTGCTCTGTTTAACAAAAACCCTTGATTGTATTTACCTATGTTGTACTCAGCAACACCAAAGTAAGAAGGAACTTGGTCTCCTAGAT